TAAATTCGCGTTAAAGGATAGGTCGGAGTTTATTGTTATTTTATTAGAGGCTACATTAGAGGTCGATATATCTCCTACTGTAAGCGTGTGCGCTCTACCGCTACCGCTCGCCGAAACATCAATCGCATATATCATTTTGTTTACACATATATCATTCTCAACCGTTAACACCGCCCCACCCGGTTTACTAATAATTTGGGTCATTATGGCGTTTGCTGTTAATTTTTTATTTAAGGATACATCCGCGTGGATGTTAGTAACATTATTGCTAGAAATAAAACTAGAATCGATATTGTTAATGTATGTATACTTCGTAAATGAAACGTCGCTCTCGAAAATTATTTTACTGCCAACCGAACGAATAACGTCGAGAGACATATCCGTGGTTTTTAGAGTTTTACATGATATATCAACCCCATCTAATTCATATATACCGGCAGATTTCCTTGTAGCAATATTATTCGCTATAATTATATAGCTATTATCGTATTCCGAACCAGCCATATCTATCGTATTACATTTAAGAACGTCGGTCTTAATTGACTCTGTTGTCTTTAGACATTTGACATTGTCTACCACGGTACCCACTACTAAAACTAAAGAAATATCGTTAATGCTGCCATCCAGCAATTCATTTATAAAAACCCCTTTATTTGATACTAATTTATTGGTAAATATTTTAGTCGCATTTATTATTGGTTTATTGGTGTGTCCTTTTTTCCACGTTTCAGACATATATATATAAATAATATACAAAAGTAGTTTATAAAACTAATAAGTTACATACTACATATGTAGTATTTAATTTATAATATAAAATAAATTGGTTTTCATACACGTAGCATATATTTTTAACACTAGACAACACTAAATTCGTTGAAAAGTTATACTCTTGGTAGGTTAATTGGGAAAATCCGTCTTGCTCGACTGCGAGGTCTTGGATATTAAATCGCGAATAGTTTCGGGCATCTGTTCCGACATTCTGTCAAGTGGTATGGTTTTACTGGTCTCTATTGGCGATTCCACGACAACGCTCTCCGAAGATGGATACGGCGTGTATCTCATGGTTTTGGTGGGTTTTTTTCTTGATGTTTTCCGTCTGGTATTCCGCCGGCGCTTCTTTCGGACGCCGCGCGTTTTGGATTTTCTCCTCGGATTCTCTCGCTTACGCTTAGTGTGTTGGCTTCTTCTTACGGGTATAGACGATATCATTTCGGCAAGTTTTAGCGACTCTCGTAGTTTTTTATTGTATCCACTGTGTTGGCGTAATGTGGGTCTTCTAAAATTATACTTACACCGGTAATCGGTTTTGAGACGATCCTCCAAAGTGTTCGAACTAGCCGGACGGGCGAGCATATCTCTAATATCATCACTGGTTAACTGTGTGACATATATTTTTTTATTCTCTCCATCATCGTTCATAGCCATTATGTCTAATGTATCCCCATCATACTCGGCAACTACGCTGTTTGATTTGGAATCGCTGAATAAAGTCATAATATAAATATTATATATTTTTATTTATAATGTTGGATAAAAAGAATATCCCGGTATATGAATATTCAAAAGGTTATATTAAGAAAACCACGCCGACTCGCAAGTATATGGACGATTATTACGACAAAACTGTGAAGAAAACAGACAAATCATTTTTACATATTTATTTTGGTAATGTATATGAAGGCGACAAAACAAAATAAATATGGGAAATCAGAAAATAACAAAAGGGTCAAGGATGGCGATTGTATATTCCCATTCAAATACAAGTGGACGAATCACGACGCGTGTTACAAAACAGAGCGTGGTGAAATATGCGCGACTTCTATCAATCCCAAAACCGGGACGATGGTTACCTATGGTTATTGCGATAATAGTTATAGTAAACCACACCATAAAACAATGAAGCGTAAAAGAAAATTGAAAAGAAAACTAAAATTAGATGATGATATAAAGAATACATCGCCATCTAAAAGAATGAAACGTTACAATGAAGAGTTCATCGACGCTCTTAATGAGCTGGAGGATATTATGTTAAAAAAAGGCGAACCGTTCAGAGCCAAGGCATATCGCAGCGCGAGCGAATCGATTATAAACTACGAGAAAGATATACATAGCGCTGGTGATTTGACGGATACGCCCAAAATAGGCCCCACTATTATTAGTAAGCTGAACGAGTATGTCGAAACTGGCAAGATAAAGCTCTTGGAGGACGAGCGCAACAACCCCGCAAATCAGCTCGCAAAGGTATACGGCATTGGTCCAAAGAAGGCTCGCGAGTTCGTCGAGAAAGGCGTCACCACGGTCGAGGGGCTGCGCTCCCGCGACGACCTGACGGCGGCGATGAAGGTTGGGCTGCGGTATTTCGATGATATCGAAAAGCGAATTCCTCGTTCCGAAATCGATGTATATAAGACGGAGATGGATAAGATATTCGCAGAGGTTTCGCCGCCCGAGTCGTCCTTTAGCATTGTGGGGTCCTACCGAAGACTGGCGAAAACGTCTGGCGATATCGACATTATCGTGTCCAATGCGGCAAACGACCGCGCGGCATTTGAGGCCTTTATCGATGGGCTCATTGCGCAGAAAATAATCATCGAGGTGCTCAGTCGCGGAAAAACCAAGAGTCTCACCGTTACGAAGCTGCCCAACAAACCGGCGCGGCGCGTGGACTTTCTCTACGCGCCTCCTGACGAATACCCGTTCGCCATACTATACTTCACGGGGAGCAAGAACTTCAACACGGCGCAACGCCATCGCGCTCTTACGTTGGGCTACAGCTTGAACGAGCACGGTTTGTATCACATGGCGAGCGGCAAAAAAACTACAAAAGTGGACCACACGTTTCAGAGCGAGGACGATATCTTCAAATATATGGGGATGGAATATGTAGAGCCTGACAAGCGGATCGACAGTCGTTCCATCGCGATGCGGAAGCCTACGACAAATGTGGTGCTACCCAAAAGGATACTTAAAATAAATAATAAAATAAATAAAACCATAAAAAAGAAACCGGTCAACCATATAGAGATATTCAGAACCGAGGGAATCGGCGCACTGAAAGTCCTCTCCGAGGAGGAGCTCAGTAGTATGATACGCAAGGCAAACGACGCGTATTATTGCGACACAAAACCTATAATGAGCGATAATGAATATGATATTCTACGCGAGACGACCCTTTCCCTCTTTCCGAACAACGAAGCTGCCCTCGAGGGGCACACCAAATGCGCGATCGATAAGCTGAAGGTAACGCTTCCGTATGAGATGTGGTCTATGGACAAAATAAAGCCGGATACGAACGCGCTGGAGACTTGGAAACAAAAATATGACGGTCCATACGTGCTATCGTGTAAATTGGACGGAGTGAGCGGGCTCTATTCCACCGAGGGTGCGGTGCCGAAGCTTTACACGCGCGGAAATGGTAAAATAGGGCAGGACGTCTCCCACCTGATTCCGTATATGAAACTCCCCGAGGAAAAGGGGCTCGTGGTTCGCGGCGAATTCATCATTGACAAATCGGTATTCGCAGAGAAATACAAGGCGAACTTTGCGAACCCTCGCAACTTTGTCGCCGGAGCGGTAAATCAGAAGAAAATAGACGGTGGAAAATTCGCCGACATCGATTTCGTGGTCTACGAGGTGATTAAGCCGATAATGAGCCCGTCTAAGCAAATGGCGCATCTCGGCGACAGCGTAATAATGGTGGAAAACGAAGCACACGACGACGTCACGAACGTGGTGCTCTCTGAACTCCTAGTCAAGTGGCGCAAAGAGCACCGCTACGAGATTGACGGCGTCATCTGTATCGACGATAAGGTCTACGACCGCGAGTCTGGCAACCCCGACCACGCGTTCGCGTTCAAGATGGTCCTCTCCGACCAGAAGGCCGAGGCCAAGGTTCTGGATGTCCTGTGGACTCCGAGCAAAGATGGCTACTTGAAACCGCGCGTCCAGATTGACCCGATTGTGCTCGGCGGCGTCACTATCTCATACGCCACCGGTTTCAACGGAAAATTCATAAAAGACAACAGCATAGGTGTTGGGGCGTTGATTACTTTGATTCGGTCTGGCGATGTCATACCTCATATTACGGATGTGATACAACCGGCCGCGGCGCCGAAAATGCCTACACAGCCCTATGTGTGGAACGAAACCAACGTGGATATAATGTTGGAAAACAAGGATGACGACGACGTCGTAAGAACCAAAACAATTACCGGATTCTTCCGCGTTCTCGGCGTAGAGGGGTTGAGCGGTGGAAACGCGAAGCGCATCATAGATGCGGGATTTGATACGATTCCGAAAATCATCAAAATGACCCAGGAAGACTTCCTCTCCATAGACGGGTTCAAAGACAAACTCTCCACCAAAATCAAAGGCGGAATCGAGGCGGGGCTCAAGCGGGCAACGTTGGCCGAATTGATGCAGGCGACCAATATATTCGGTCGCGGGTTCGCAGTCAAAAGATTTCAGCTTATATTGGAGGAGGAGCCAACAATATTAACGGGGAAATTATCCGACGAGGATAAAATAGACCGCATAAAGCTGATTAGCGGAATGGCCGATAAATCATCCAAGAAATTCGTTCAGTTCCTCCCCGCGTTCCAAGAATGGTTGCGCGAGTCCGACATGGAATATAAAGTGGGAGAGATGAGCGTCGCGGTGAAGGACGCGTCGCACCCACTCTACGGTAAAAAATATGTAATAACCGGATTCAGAGACTCGGTCTTGTCCGATAAATTAAAAAAATACGGGGCGAAGGAGTCTTCGGTCGTTACTAAGAAAACCGATTATGTAATCGTAAAGGAGAAGGATTTTACCAATACGAAGGTGGAGAAGGCGACCGAATTGGGCGTCGCCATCGTGACACCACTGGAGATGTTATCTGTGACTAATTAATAAAACACATATAAATATATAAGCATATATATAACAAATGATGAGTCCTATTAATAAATTAATGTATATTTTTTTATCGCTTACCGCGTGTAGCGCCTGGAATCCGCGCCGTTATGCGTACGATCCGCGCATCCACAACTTTGGCAACCATGGCGCGCTGGGTTCGGTACACTCGCTTATTGCGCCCCTCTTCACGCTATATACGGACACTACCATTTATGGACGAAACCTCCGAAAAGAAATCGTGGATAACGAGGGTGCCGACAAGACCATTCTGGACGTTGGTTGTGGGACCGGCTTCTCGACGTCCGGCGTCGCGGGAAGCAAGGGGCTCGACGTGAGCAAAGAGATGCTCGCTACCGCGAGGACGATTTTTCCCGACAAGGACTTTGAGCAAGGCCACATCGAGGAGTGGATTCCGGACAAGCAATACGATATTGTCACGATGATGTTTTTGTTTCACGAGGTGCCGCAAGAATCGCGATTGAACATCATTGAGATACTGAAGCGCATCGCGATAGAAAAAATCCTGATAGTGGACATTTCGCCCGAGTATAGTCCGAGCAATCTCATGTTAACGGGCGAACCGTATATAATGGATTATTTAAAAAATATTCAGACAGATTTGCGGCATTTTGACGAGGAGATAATCATAGATAAGCACGTTCACGCGTGGTCGATTAACATCCGCGATTAGACAAACTCGCACTCAACCACGTTTTGAATTTCTACTTTTATCTTTTCATATATCCCTTTGCGAATCGCAGCGGAAATTCTTTCTTTTTTGAAATTTCCACCGTTTAATTTTTTTATGTATATCGGCATATTAGTGGCGAAATCGTCACCCCTATTACAGTTTTCGTTATTCCACCTCAACCCGCGCGTCATTATTTTCTTCGACATCTTTCCTAGGAATCCATTGAAATCGTGGGACGAGGCGATGATCCACTTATCGGTGTAAATATATAGTTGGTTCGTCTTCCGGTCAAACGATTTAACGGGGATATTATCCTCCGAGAGATGCGGTTCTAGAATGAGCAGCAGACCCTCAATATAGTCGTTGTCAAATATTAATCGGAGCGCGCTCTCGTCTATTTCAATCATATTTAGCCATTGGTCAAAAGTAACTTCGGGTGTGGTCTCGTTCTCGTTGAGCCAAGCGAGGATGTTTATTTTCTTTCTCTCCGCAACGCTTATTTGCTTGAGACGTGTCTCCGCGGCATTAACTCTCTTGTATAGCTCCAGTATCAGCTTTGACGTCTGTTCGGGCGTGAATATATCGGCACTTTCCTGACACTTTATTTCGAGGTCTCCGGTTGACATTGAGATAACACGACAAGCGAGGACATGGCGGTCGAAATGGTATTTGCGTTTATATTTTTTATTGCAATAATCGCAAGAGTAATTCATTTAATAAATGCTATCTAATTATAATAATATAATCAATTTTATATAGAATGACTACTTATGTTAATTACAGCTGTGATTGCTCTGGAGTTGAATATATAGTAAGCAGACCGGGACCGATTTCCAAATCGATGAAGGAACCCGAAGACATGAAACAGAAGCGTATGTGGAATCAGGTGAGAGCGCCCGCGTCGAGCTATGCGATGAACCTTTCATCGCTGGTAGTCGCGGGGACGACGGACGCGGCAGGAACGGTGGCGGTTAAACACAACTCGTATGACAGATATTTAGCAAGAAAAAAAGGGGGCAACCTTCTAACCCAGACCACGGTTACGACTCCGACATACGGAAACAAAACGAGAACGTATGGAATGATTGCGAACGCGACGTCGGATTGTAACGCAATATGCCCCGTTTAAATGTGCTATTATATTAGATGAGCGGTAAAATGGGGATGATAATGACGTCGGGGTATCAGCAAGGACCGGCAAAGAGCGGGAGCGGCAGCGGGGGCGGCGTTACGGTCCGGTCGGGGCTTATGGTCTCCTCTAACTTTCGCAAGGCGGCGCTAGTTATGGACTTGTATGGGTTGGCTAAATCGGAATCCTGCGGAAGCTGTAAGTAACCGCCAATATTTCGCTAATAAAATTGATATAAACAATAAAATTTATATCAATGTAAATGGCAGACCGAGTTAACCAACTAGACCGTGTACAAAGTGAGGCGCGAGAGCTGTTCGTGAATAAAAATAAGGATTATGGAGACGCATTCGCGACATATGGTCCGGTGGGGGTGTTGGTTAGAATCGGCGATAAAATTCAGCGCCTCCAGTCAATCGACAAGACGGGGATTGCGCTGGTTGCCGACGAGAAATTAAGAGACACGCTCATCGACCTCCACAATTACGCGGCAATGGCGGTAATGTTAATGGATGAATCAGATAAAAAGGATTAAAAGGATTTGTAAAAACACATATATATAGTAAATGGGCGATTATTATGATGGAGTCATGAATGAAAATACTTATATTAACAATTATCCTAGTAATAATCCGTATCCGTATAGGACATTTAAATCTATTGAAAATGCTTCGCGCTATGAATTAAATAAATTTATTAAGTCGGTTACAAAAGCGGGCAATTCTAACGAGATAGGACTATTAAGTCAAAACAATGTCAATATAACTGCTGCTAGACAAAAACTTTTTCTCTGCGGTGCAAATTCTACGGAGGCGCAAAGAATATTCGGGTTCAACGTATTGGTATATCTAGGAGATATATATCAAAAAAAAGTGTTACCTCCGCACGTTCGAAGTAATAATTTGTCCACATCCTATCCTATAGACAATCCCGATGAAATAAATTTCGAAGATTACATTTATGCGATTATCAATATATATAATGCTCTTACTTCGATTGATTTTAACGATGTGGACGAAGATGTTGAATTGCTGATATATTTAACTGTGTTTGAACTATATGATGAACTAGATATAGATTCGGATGAGCCACAAAACTTATTAGACATAGGTAAGACCGTTGTTGATGGAACTGAAATAGTAAAAGATATAAAGGCGACTGAAAAAGTAAAAGAGATAAAGGCGCGGTTAAATGAAATAAAAAATAGTCAATCTGAGACATTTATTGGATACCGTCAAATTGACGGCGATAAATCCGCGGTGAAGGAGGGTTTTGTTAGTATGGGTAAAGAGGCGGCGCCTAACGTTGTTGATAAGGCTGGGATACGAGAGGAGGCGTTGAGCCCCTCTAGCGAGTATGCGATGGATTATAAACGGCTCTACGACGCGTTGCCTGTTGGATTTTACGGAAATAAAACGAAGGCGCAGACAATTAAACAGGCGATTAGCATTGACTCGCGACACCGCGACAATTACTACGCGACTCTCTCCACCGACTACACATTCAATATGCCCGAGAGACAAAATAACGTGATACAGATGTCAATAATTGCCATTGAGATGCCAATGACGTTCTACTCCATATCAAATAATCGTGGAAATAGCACCATGGTAATTCTCAGCGACGCGGCGGTGAATTATGCTGGCGCGCGGATAGCGGACCTCGCCTACGTCGGCGCTTCGGGCGAGGCTATCGTGGGGTTTAAGCCGGTGCGGTGTGCGTGGCGCGTTCGGTTGTCCGACGGCAATTACGACACGCGCTCCTGGATGTCTACCAAAACCCTGACCGAAATAAGCATGAACGACGCGATTATGTTGGCTTCGCCGGGTGCCGTTGACGAGAGCGGGCGTTTTTTCAGTTTTGCCGCCCCAGCAATCGGCGACGGTCTTAACAGCCGCTACAGCGATGATGACATTAACGATATACGGTTCAAAATAAATAATATAAATGGAAAATCGGTATTCGCTAGTCAAATAACTACTAATGTGGGTGTTAACGCGAAGCGAATATCGCGATTGCGATTTAATGTGGACAACGACGGTAACTTGGACACGAACACGAACATCCAGATGCGGTTAGGGTGGGCGCTGGGATTTCGAGCGGCGGAGTATGTGATGGGCGCTGTCTCGCCGGTGACGGTATCCACGCCCATTTCGGCCGTATCGGAGGGGGTTGGCTTCATAAGCTCCATTCGCTATGGGTATCTTTCCATAGAAGAATATCAGAACAACGGCCATCCGCCACTCATCGTAGCGTTCAATGACCACATTATAGACAAGAAGATAATGACGCGCATCTGCCTAGCGCCTATTAAATTGGGACACGACCTCACCTCTCGAGAGACGGGGTTCATTTCCCACAGACGAACGCCGCGCGAGTATTATAACGCGGTAAATATAGACAAACTAACCATCAAGTTATTTGATGAGTATGGACGAATTATCGATTTGAACAATATGGATTGGTCGTTGACGATGGAATTTGTTAAGCTGTATTAAGAAAAAATTATGAGCCATAACCACCGCCACCAGCGGCAGCGGCACCACCACCGCCACCACCACCGCCACCTATCACTATTTTGCCTCCCATAACAGTGTGGTGGTTGCTACAATCGTAGTAAAATACCCCTTCGGACTTTGGATTCCATGAAATTGTCTCATTGTATATACCAACGTTATTAGAGATATCCGAACTCATTAACTTATTGGCAGAACCGCTCACATCTGCGGTATTAATAAACATTTTGTGCGTCTCAATCACACCAACATTAAAATTAATGTGATCGTGTATTTCATAATATAAAGTAGGATTAACAGCGCCTTTAATAATCCCTTTGCGGTGGGTTCCATTAAAGATGTATCCGCTCACATCGGTTGGATTCGCCGTAATGTTCAGGTCAAACGCCGACCACAATTGGATAGGCGATGTTAGCGAAAACCCCGTCATTTGTTCGTCGGCGTTCAACTTATTCCAATGGTGGGACCCGGTATGTTGAATGGACGTAAGGTTTCTCACCCAGGCCTGCTGTTGGTTTGAGGACCCGCCTATTCCCGTTGTTTTAAATATTGAATTACTATAATCCGTTATGAACCCCGGATAAGTTAGTGTTTCGCCGTATGGTATAAAGTCAGATTTCATTATCTTACCGTTGCTGCTATCTAAATCACCAGTAGCGATTAGCGGCGCGTGATATACGTCCTGTTTGTATTGTACTTGTAATAGATTTCCCGCTCTAATATCGTATTTAAGGTTCTCGGTTCCATTAATCGCGCTATTAGAGAATTGTTTACCTCGCTTCAGCTCCATTCTCTCTGCGTAGCTGCTATACTTAGAAATTGCGGTCTGATTACTATTAGTGGTGGCAGCTGAATACTTGGTTATGCCCATAGAATTATATGTATACCCGTTCTTTTTAATCGGCGCGACGCTGTGGTTGTTTCGGACGTTGCTAGCCAATTCATTATACATTGCTTGGGATGCCTTCTTCCTCGTTCGCTCGCCTGAACTTGACATAATATATATATGTAATAATATATATGTATAATTCTATATAATAATATATATGTATACTTCTATATATTATGCCCGAAACAAATAAGCGGTTAGAAAAATTGCTCGTTGAAGGTGGGGGGTTTCCGGCGTTCTGGTATTCGTTCGGATATGGAAAACAAATGCTCAGACAGATTTGTCCGAAATTTATTGCTGGCTACAGCGCAGGCAGTCTGGTGGCCGCGCTTCTTCTGGTCCCCGATGTTAACACGCACTGTATTATGGAGCTATTCTTCGCGACGTCACATTGCTGTAATATTTGCGCGCTCGAACCGCTTATTCGCAATACGATGGTGAAGTGTCTGCCCAGCAACATTCACGAGATTGCCAACGGTCGTCTCGGAATAATATTGTGTGCGCCAAACAATAATAATAAATGTAAGATGGTCATTCAATGGGGGAGCAAGGAGGAGCTAATAGATTGCCTAATCGCATCCTGCTATATTCCGCTGCTCATGGACGGCTGTGGGATGAATGATACGCGCTATAAATGTCGCGACGCTATTTTTAGCAGCGACCTACATACATTTACGAAGGATTTCGATTATATTATTAGCAAAAGGCGACCTGACAACAGGCGCGCACACTTCATCGAGAATCTCATCACGGTGCCGCCGAGCGAAGCGATTGACCTCGTATACAAGGGGGAGCTCGCATGCGCATACGACGTAAATGTGGACATGCACACAATATACGAAAATCAGGATACAGGAGAGGTGAAAACGCTGGTATATAAATCGTAGTTTTATATGAATTGATAAAAAAATTGAAATGAATATATGCGATTGATAATATGACAATCAAACAACAATGACTACTGGTATGACCTTTAACAACAAACTTTCGCTCTTCATCCCGCGCATCGTCCCCGAGTGGGCGAGCCAAGATATGATCGTGGATAAATTCAAGACGCTTGATATTGGCACAATCAATCGCGTGGACTTTTTGGAGAAGCAGAGCGCCAATGGCGTAAAGTATTTTCAAGCATTTCTCCACTTCGAGACATGGGATGATAATGCTGCGACGCGCAATATCCAAGAGCGCATTTACGACTCGGAGAGCAGCGCGAGGCTTGTCTACGACGAACCTTGGTACTGGATTCTCCTGAAGAACAACAATCCTCTTACGGAAGAGGAGGTTGTTGTCTCGCAGGCTAACGTGGCACTTCAAGAGCGGATTTGTGAGTTGGAAGAGCAGGTTTCGCAGATTCAAACGAACATGATATACTGGAACAATCTGGTGTTCACACAGATGAACTGCTACAACTACCAACTCGCTCCGCTTTGGGCGCACGCGATGAACAACGGGATGGGCGATATTCATCCCGAGTGGGTGAATAACGACGATGCGCCCCCCACGATGAGCCAGTTCGCAGAACAGTCGGCTATGATTGCCGAGGATTATTCGGATTCGGATTCGGAATCGGATACGCATGACTCGATACCGTCGCTGATGGACGCAAGCGATGAAGATGATACGGACACCGATACGGACACGGAATCCTCATCGCTGCCAGTATTGGTTAGCGACAGCGAGAGCGAGTATTCTGAAGACGAAACGGTAATTCAGACGCCACCGCACTACATCTCGAGTGCCACTCCTGTTACTCCCGAACATAATTACACTACTACCACAAACTACCCCTTTGACAACAGTACGGTCATTGACCTAACAGAAATCTTTAATACGGTCGGATAAATCCTGATAATAAAAAAATTAAAAAATTAAAAAATTAAAAAATAATAAATTAAAAAATAATAAATTAAAAAATAATAAATTAAAAAATAAAAAAATAAAAAAATAAAAAAATAAAAAAATTAAAAAATTAAAAAATTAAAAATAAAAAAATTTAAAAAAAAATATAAAATAGAGAAGGTCCGAAAAGGGCTTTTTCTTTTGTGAGATATATTGAGATAAATTACATATAGTCGTAAATTATATGTCATTGTTACATTCTACGTTTGATAAGGACAAACCACAGAGTCTCTCCTCTACGCTAGAAAAGCGGGAGCGATACGGAGAGATATTTACGCCCTACGCACTTATTGAACGCATGTTTGGTATGCTCTCCTCCGAAGAGTTCGAGGACCCGTCCGCGAAGTGGCTCGACCCGGGTGCGGGCACTGGGTTTTTTTCAATATTCTTGTTTTGGAAACTGGACGCAGGCCTCGCCGAGATAATGCCCGAGAAGGCTGCGCGCAGGAGACACATCGTCACCGAGATGATATATATGGTTGAGCTCCAGGAGGAGAACGTCGCAGTCTTGGCGTCGCTATTTGGGAGCAGCGCCAACATTGCGCGCGCCGACTACCTCACCGACGAGGCGTTCGACGCGATCGAATTTGACTACGTCGTGGGCAATCCGCCCTACAATAAAAATGGCATTAAGAAGGTGCCGACCAACAACAGCAAGAACAAAAAGAAGGATGGCACTACGCTCTGGTTTGGCTTCGTAAAAAAATCGGTGGCGCTGCTCAAGGGGGGCGGCAGTCTGCTGATGATTGTGCCGTCGCTCTGGATGAAACCGGACAAAATGGGCGCATACGATTACCTTACACAATATAAGCTCCGACGCATAGAGTGCCTCAGCAACACAAAGACGAACCGCGTGTTCGGCGGGATGGCACAAACGCCAACCTGTTTTTTTCTAATGTCCAAACAGCCTAGCGACGGGGTCTGCGACCTATACGACGCGGATAGAGGTGATTACGTTAATTACGCGCTCAGGGACCACTATCCTATCCCCGTGTTCGCGGCGAGCGTCGTAAATAAATTTCTCGTCGCGGTAGATAATATCGGCGCGGTGGCGGTGGCGGTGGTGAAAACGAATATGCCGGGCAAGCGAGCTAGTCTCTCGGCGGCAAAATGCGGGCGATTTAAATATGAGAATATTAAGACCGCGCGACTCGACGGATTACGCCCGTCGTTGGACGTGAACTACAGCGACGCGCCGCTCGCCTTTCACGGTGTCGCGAAGCTGGTGTTGCCCCATAAAATGTATGGCTTCCCATTTCTTGACCTAGAGGGGAAATATGGCATCTCCAATCGAGATAACTATGTTATTGTGGGGCGTTCCGACGAGGACCTGCGCATTATTGGCGAGTTCCTCTCTACTAAAACGGCGCTTTATATATACGAGGCGACGCGCTACCGCATGAAATATCTAGAGAAATACGCGTTTTTACTGTTGCCCGACATTACGAAAATCCCCGAACTTCTCGTCACGCGTCCCATTACCGACGCTACGATTGCGAAATATTTCCGGTTGAGTGCGGATGATGTTTCTTGTATAGACAGATTACATACAAAAAACTACGAGTTCAAATACGAAGGCAATTAATGCGACTTCTCGTTATATATAATTAGCCCCCAATCCAGATGGAAGAGCCCCAGCAAACCCGATACAAAATATATTATTTGTTCGTGCCACTCTACCTTGATGGTTTGGTTGCCGCGGGCAATGCTGTAGCCAAAGTCAATGAGCAGGGCCAATATGATTCCGGCGGAACTTATTACTAGCAGTCGCTCGGTGCGCTTTTCTAGCAGAGGGATTTGTGTATTCGTTTTATCCTCGCGTTCTACGTAATACAAGTAACCAACCGAAACTAAATACGCAACTTTAAATAGAAGCAGCAATATAATGAAAATATAATACAATCGGTTCATATAAAATATAGCATTAAAATATTTTATATTAAATCCTGGTAAATCCTGGTAAATCCTGATAAAATTGAATACTATCATAAAGAATTGACGGAGGTAGTCTAATGTATTTAATTGCTACTACTCGGTTCAACGCGGAGACGTGGAGGGAGAATAAGCGGTGGCGGCGCGAGAATGAGTGGGCCGGATGTATTTATGGGACACAGAAAAAGGTCAGCGATAAAGTAATGGTTAACGCGCCCATATTCGTGATTGAAATGCACAACGACCAGAACCGAGTGAAGGGGATTGGGTTTATCCAAAATAAACTGCTAACCCGTCGCTATAAAATTTACGGCGATTACAACTACAACTTTTATACGTATAAAAGCGAATACCGCGTCGACAGAAGGAATATGAATTTTGACGAGAGAAAAATAATGAGGCTATTTGATATTTTGTTGTTCAAGGGTGCGAAACATCTAAAACGAGGCCAGGGGATACTATCAATTCCTAAATGGATTGCGGATACAAAACACGTTAATTTAATAGAGAGCTTTAAGACTATGTTCGAAACAAGACACAATATAAGGTTTATTTAGGTTTATTTAGGTTTATTTAGTTATATTCTTTGCTGTTTTAAGGCTTGCCATTTGACTTTGGATGGTCCATTCATTTAATGAATGATAGTCAATTCCTATTAGCGGCGTTTTTCTATTATATGTTAGACTAATTGTCTTGAATTGCGCATTACAGTAATCGCGCAGATTTCGTAGTTCCTCGATGCGGGTCGGTAGATAATTGTGGAAATCGCTTCCCGTTAAATCGCTATTCGCGAGATTGGCAAATATCTCAATTCCCACAGTGTTAAATAGCTCGTATATGTGAATAAGCTCTACTAATTTTCTTCTATCGTCGTCTGATTTACACACCTTCTTTTCTAGTTCGTCTTTCGATATCTCGGTCATTAAATATTGAACACGGTAATTCTCGCAATCATGCAATTCGGCTATCTTTTGGCGCATATCGGCGATGATAGCAAAGGCTATATGGTTTAACAGCATATGTATGTGGGGGATTTCTCTTACGAGCTCTGGATATTTGTATACATTGCGCGTGCGACGTCGCTGTTCTCCTGCCCCTCGTTCGGTTACCGTATCTATAATCAGTTTTTTTATGATTGAGTTATGCATCACTTGGAAATCGCACAGACCACCACAGACCACGTCGCCTGGTGCTCTCGGCATCACCGTGTTGTTATTGCGCTGATACTGGTAATAATGCGGATTGTGAACGACGCCGGTATCGATTTTACCGGTTTTCCAGTTGAACGCGTTGTGACATTCGGTGCACCACATTTGATCGCAGCCGTCTATTTTGGAAATGCGCGTTCCGCACGAGGGACACGGCTTCGTATCCTTTTTAATTAGCTCGGCCGATTTCACGTTCTCTTCGTTACAGGTGTGCTCCGCATTCTTGTTTAGACCGATTACCTCGTTACACGTTGGACACGTGTGTCTATCGCACACGCCACACTTATACTGACTAGATAAGAACCCGCGGCATTGCTCGTAGGGACATGACTTGATAAACCTCTTTTTATCGCCCTTTTCGTATTTCTTATTCGTTCGCACTTCATACGCGCGTTGGTATATTTTATCTTGTTCAAGCGCCATCTCTGCTTTGAGTTTAGAAATTTCGGCCACTTTCACGTTGTGTTCTTTAATAATCTTGTTTAATTCGCAATTGAACTGGTCTATTTGTGGCTGCATAGCTTTGGCTTCTTCGATGATTTTGTCTGACCGCTTGTATCGCTCTACAATTTCCATCGCTTCGGGAAATTTGCTTATTTCTACCTCTAATAGTTTTGAGCTCCGGTGCTTTTTATATTCGGTTGTTACGAAGCNGCGATTAAGGTTAAGAACCATAAAATTCTGGCTCCACGCCTTTTTACAGTTCATACACGACGGGTCTGTGGTTGTCTCTAGAAGATAGTGACGGATACATT